CCACAGTATGGCGGTAACCAAGATAATCCTGCATACCAAGCAGCAATGCAGGCACAAGGCCAGCAGATGAGGGGGCAGATGGGTATCCCACAAGTACCTCCACAACAACCCCAGCAACCGTTCCCCATACAAGGCCCGGGGGCTCCGCAACAAGTGCGCCAAGAAGATCGCCGTATGCAAGCTATGCGTGCCCTGCAACAGCGGGGGCTACCGGGGCGTCAGATAGGTGGCGTGGCTAACCTGATGGGTAGGGGTATTCGCTAGGTAATGGCGCACTCGGACGAACCTAAATGGAAACGCATTGTCTCCAGTGTGAAAGCTGGCGGTAAAGGCGGTAATCCGGGTCAATGGTCCGCTCGTAAAGCACAACTTGCGACCCAACGGTATAAGAAGTCCGGTGGTGGTTACAGCGGCCCAAAGACAGAAGCACAGAAATCCTTATCCAAATGGACAAAGGAAGACTGGGGCACTAAGTCCGGTAAGCCGTCTACTCAGGGTCCAAAGGCTACAGGCGAACGCTATCTACCCAAGAGTGCACGTCAGGCTTTGAGCCCACAAGAATATGCTGCTACAACTAAGGCTAAGCGCGAAGGTACAAAGGCGGGCAAGCAGTTCGTTAAGCAGCCCAAGACTATCGCCAAGAAGACAGCGGGTTTTAGATGACAACGAGTGGCACCTCGACGTTCAACCTTGACCTTAACAACCTCATCGAAGAGGCTTTTGAGCGTTGCGGTGCAGAACTGCGCACGGGCTATGACCTGCGGACGGCTCGTCGCAGCCTGAATCTTCTTACTATTGAATGGGCTAACAAGGGTATTAACCTGTGGACTATCGAGCAGGGCACGATCCCGCTTATTCAAGGGCAGATTGCCTACAGCCTGCCTATCGATACGATTGATCTACTTGACCACGTCGTACGTACACAGTCTGGGACCAACCAAACAGACATTAACATCAGCCGTATCAGCGTCGATACGTACTCCTCAATCCCGAACAAGAACGCGCAGGGCAGGCCGATCCAAGTGTGGATTAACCGCCAATCAGGTGCGACCTATCCGGTGGGTGGACGGCCTGACGGCACAGATGCCACTACAGGTATCGATTACCCCACGATCAACATCTGGCCGTGCCCCGATCAGAGCAGCTACTACACCTTTGTCTACTGGCGGCTGCGGCGCATTCAGGACGCTGGCAACGGTGTTGAGACCCAAGATATCCCCTTCCGTATGCTCCCGGCTCTGGTAGCTGGCCTTGCGTACCACCTGTCCATTAAAATCCCTGATGCGATGCAGCGCACGCAACTGTTGAAGCAGATGTATGACGAGGCGTGGGAACAAGCTGCCGATGAAGACCGCGAGAAGGCGTCCTTGCGTCTCGCTCCGCGCCAGATGTTCTACTAGGAGGCACCATGCCTACTAAGTTTGCTTCTGGCAAAAGATCGATTGCCGAGTGTGATCGGTGTGGTTTTCGCTACAAACTGAAGGAGCTTCGCTCCCTTGTCATCAAGACTAAGAACGTAAACATCCTCGTTTGTCGCAACTGTTGGGAGCCAGACCAGCCGCAGTTGTCCCTCGGTCTATACCCCATAAATGACCCACAAGCTGTGCGGAACCCGAGGCCAGATACTACGTATAACCAAGCAGGTCTTACTGGGCTGCAGGTTCTGACGGTTAATCCGCCCGTTCCTTCGGATGTAGATGCGTTCGGTACGCCGTCTGGCGGCAGCCGTGTGATACAGTGGGGTTGGAACCCGGTGGGCCTGCATAACCCGTTGGCTTTATCTGGCCTTCCAAATACGCTATTAGGTAGTGGTGCAGTCGGTACTGTAACGGTGGAGATAAGTTAATGGCTAAGGGCGGCAAGACTAACGCGCAGATGAAGTCTCTCGGTCGGGGCCTTGCTAAGGTTGCTAACCAGAAGAAATCGTTCCGCGATGTTAAGCAGAACATGGGGAAGGTTAACAAGAATGGATAGCTTCAAATACCTCCCGGTTACCGCTAACCCGCTCCCCGGACGTAGGGCGCAGCCGGTCACCTACACGGGTGACACAGGCACCAACGGCTATCCGAACAAGATCGCTAACACGCAAACCCTGCGTACCCGTGGGACGAAGAACACTACCCGGGGCAATAGCAGCAGCACGAAGATGGGCTAGCCAGTGAATTACGCCACGCTTGTTGCGTCGATAAAGTCCTATACGGAGAACGACTTCCCCACAACTACTGGGTCGGGCGACCTCACGTCTACACAACAGGTCGATATCTTTATCCAGCAAGCCGAGCAGCGTATCTACAACGTAGTCCAGCTTCTGGAACTGCGTAAGAACGTCACGGGTAATGCCTCGTCGGGAAACATGTACCTCGCGGTTCCGTCTGATTGGCTCGCCAATTTCTCTCTGGCGGTTATCGATCCGGTTACTGGCGGATACGAGTTCCTGCTTAACAAGGATGTTAACTACATCCGGGAGTCGTTCCCGTACCCCTCGACCACGGGTAAGCCGACCCACTACGCCATGTTCGACCAGAACTCCTACATCCTCGGCCCGACGCCGGATGCCTCGTACAGTATGGAACTGCACTATTTCTATTACCCGACCTCTATCGTTACGGCGGGCACGTCGTGGCTAGGCGACAACTTTAGCTCCGTGCTGCTTTACGGATCGTTGCTGGAAGCTTATACCTTCATGAAGGGCGAGCAGGATATTATCGCTCAGTACCAGAAGCAGTACGACCAAGCTCTGGCTATGCTGAAGGAACTGGGCGAAGGTAAGAATCGCCAAGATATGTATAGAACCCCCCAAGTCCGTTATCCGGTGAGATAAATGCACACTGATGAAGTAGGCTCTTTCCTTGGCTCTGTTATGGTTATGTCCACGCAGGGGCGTGGGTTTACGCCTGAAGAGATTGCGGAGCGCGCCCTAGACAAAATCGTCTATGTAAGTGGGGCGGCTCCCCCTGTTATTGCGGAGCAAGCACATGCGTTTCGGGAGAATATCCGACGAGTTCTTGTACATTACCTGCAAGAAGCAGTAAGATCGCATAACACTACGATCATTAACAAGCTTACCAATGCGGGTTATCCTGAACTAGCAGCAATCATAGAAGATTAAGGAGCCTTCAGATGGCAATCACTCAAGCAATGACTACCGCGTTTAAGGGATCGATCCTTACCGCTGTGCATGATTTTCGTAGTACGGGCGGCGATACCTTTAAGATCGCCCTCTATACCTCCACGGCTACTATCGACGCGAACACGACCGCATACGCCGCGACGAACGAGGTTACGGGCACCAACTATGTCGCCGGTGGTAACACCCTCACGGGGCAAGCCGTTACTGCCACCAATACCAATGCCTCGGCTGGTACGGGCTTTGTTGACTTTGCGGATACGACGTGGACTACCGCTACGATTACGGCACGCGGCGCGCTGATTTATAACAACACGCCCTCGGCTAACAACTATGCCAACGTTCTGGTTGCTAACGCTGCGGTTTGTGTTCTGGACTTCGGTGCTGACAAAACCTCCACGGCGGGTGACTTCACCATCGTATTCCCGACTGCCGACGCGACGAACGCTATTATCCGTATTGCTTAATGGCCCTAGTCCTCGCGGATCGCGTTCAGGACACGACAACTACGACGGGTACAGGCACTGTAACCCTTAGCGGTACTGCGCCTACTGGGTACCAAAACTTCTCCGTCGTTGGCAACGGTAACACGACGTACTACACCATTGCCGCTGGGGCCGAGTGGGAAGTCGGGATAGGCACCTACGCCACTGCGGGGCCTACGCTTGCCCGCACAACTATCCTTGCATCTAGTAACGCTGGCTCTGCCGTAAACTTCTCCGCTGGTACAAAGAGTGTGTTCTCTTCCCTCCCCGCCGAACGCGCGCCAGTTACGACGACAGCGGGAGCTACTCCCACATTCGATACGACAACCCTTACAGGCACAACGACTGCCAGCGCCCTAGTAGACATATCAGGCGCATCTGCCGGTCAGATCAAGTTCCCCGCCTCTCAGAACGCCTCAGCCAACGCCAACACCCTTGACGACTATGAAGAGGGCACATGGACGCCGGACCTGAACTTTGACGGCGCAAAGGTCGGCATGACCTATGACGCCCGGGCGGGCTCCTACACCAAGACCGGCAATGGCGTCATCATCAGCTACAACATGGACCTGTCAGCGCTAGGCTCATCGACGGGCAGCGCCTACATCAGCGCCCTGCCGTTTGCCGCTGCGGCGCTGTGCGGGGTGGCTTTGGGCTATACCCACGGAACAGCCGGGGCGGTCACTTACCCCTGCGGCTACATCTCGGCGGCGGCGACGCAGGTTCGCCTGACCTACAACGCTGGCGGCGGCAACATAACCAACGCCGAACTCACCAACAACTTCAACAACTACAACACATTCGTTTACCTGACGTAGGAGCCGATCAATGGCGCTTGAACTTCAACTTCCCAAATATCGCATTGAGATCGACAGCGATGGGCTGATCGGCCTTCGGGTCATCAAACAGGCCATCGACACTGTGACCGGCAATGTCATGGACCTCGGCTATCACCGCACCACGATCAACCCGCTGGTTCCCGCCAATCTGGACGCCGTGAACGAAAAGGGCGCGGAACCCGTCTTTACCTCCATCGCCGACCAGTTCACCGCGATGGACGAACACCTTCAGACAATGGGCTTTCCGTCGATGGGCGCGGATGTCATCGCCAAGGCCGAAGCCTTCTCGGCGGTTATGGCGGCTCCCGAAGGCGCGGCCCTCGCTCTGGCTCCCGCCAAGGCCGTTAAAGGCTAACGTAGTGCTATAACTCCCCCCTACCCAGAAAGGAGGAACAACTAGATGTTTGGTTTTTTCTCCTTCGCAGCAGCCCCTTTCGCGGATGCGGGTAGTGTAGCGGTAAGCGTAGCAGTTACGGGTGTCTCTGCCACTGGCTCTATCGGCACTGCGACTGTTGTCGCTAAAGCGACTGTTTCCCCCACGGGTGTCTCGGCCACTGGTTCCGTAGGAACTGCTACCGCAGGTGTGGTCACTTCCGTCCCTGTTACGGGTGTATCTGCCTCCGGCTCTGTAGGCACCGTGGCCGTTTCCGGCAAAGCGAACGTTTCACCCACAGGTGTTTCTGCCTCGGGTTCTGTGGGCACCGCGACTGTCGCCGCTGCAGCAAACGTCTCCCCTACTGGCGTTTCCGCTTCTGGAGCGGTGGGTACCGTTGCCGTTTCCGGCACAGCTAATGTCTCTCCTACGGGCGTCTCCGCTTCTGGTTCAATAGGCACCGTTAGTGTTGCCTTCAGGGTTGTAGTCCCTGTAACCGGCGTATCTGCTATTGGCTCAGTGGGCACAGTCCGGGTGCCTATTAACGCCAGTGTCTACGTAGTAGGGGTATTTGCTCTAGGTTTGGTACAGCGTCCGCTGGTCTGGGGCACCGTGAATGACAACCAGACGCCTAACTGGCAACTGGTCAACAAAGCGTTGGGGGTCTAAGGGGCGTGGCGACTAACACTATACTCCTTACCAGTGGCACGACATGGGTAGTCCCGTCAGATTGGACGGACGCCGGTAGCACATTCACGGTTATCGGCGGGGGCGGCGGTGGTGGTCGCGGCACTGCTGCGGGAGCGTCTGGTTCTGGTGGCGGGGGTGGGGCCTATGCGCTGGTATCGGCGCTTGGACTATCTTCAGGGAATACCGTTTTCGTCTCCATCGGCGGCGGTGGCAACGGGGCTACAACAACTGCTACCTCGGGGGCTGACGGCACCGGAACTTGGATCAACAAGACTGCCAACTCCCAACCTACCGCTACCACGGATGGTGCCTATGCTGCGTTTGGTGCGGGTGGCACGGCGACTGGTGGCGCGGGTGGCACCACTGCGTCTTCGGTTGGTACTACAAAACAGGCTGGGGGTAGTGGCGCTACACGCTCAGCTACCAACGGTTCGGGCGGGGGTTCGGGCGGTTCTGCGGGATGTAATTTGCCGGGGTCTGGCAATGGTGCTCCGGGCATTAACGCGGCGGATGGCGGTGGCGGTGGCGGTGGCGGTGTAGGCGGCGCAGGTAACTCTGGTTCTGGCTCTTCGGGTGGT